CAATTACATCTGTGCGTCCGCTTGTTGCTAATGGTCGCATAACACGATTAGCATGGAGGTGGCCATGGACATTCGTGCCAAAGCGACCAAGAGATTCTTCGTGAATAGGAATATGACTAAGAATCATGCCATTCATAACGTGATAGGCTCTAAGCTCTCTAAAATGTTGACGATAGTCCTCATCTTTGAAAATATCGTGATTACCACGAATTAAGACCTTGTCGCCGTTAAGTCTGCGCATAATTCCCAACGCTTTACGATTGATGACAACATCACCTAAATGATAAACTTTGTCATTAGGACGAACACGATCGTTCCACGCGGCAACCATGGCTTCGTCCATTTCATCTGCATCGTCCCATGGGCGAAGCGGTGTAACTCCATCGTTGCGGGTGAAGCGACATACACCAGCGTGACCAAAGTGCGTGTCGCTTACTAAAAATACTGCTGGCATAGCCGCCTCCTTTCTTTAAATAACAGGTTTATAAGTTCGCCAATCTTCAATGTTTGGCCGTTCGTTTTCGTCGTAAGTCCAGCCTAGAGCTTTCATCATACGATGCTTTACTAACAAGTTGGGGCTACGAAATCGTTCAGTATCAGTGAAACCCATCATAACACCAACTTCTACAACTGCACCACTTCTACAAATACCTGCTGTGCAATGTACAACCACATTCATACGATTAGCCAGTGCGTGTTGCAAAAGTCGAACAAGCTCGTTGGCCTGCTCTTGGCTGCACTTAGTTTCTTCTGGGAAACCATCTGCAGCCTCGGCATCTAAGAACTCAAAGTCGTGACGTTCCTTAAACTTGTGTTTGGCTTCAGGGCGCCAACCTGCCGGATCACAAATACTGATCAACATACTGTTAGGCCCTGCATCATGATGAAACCCACTAGAGATATCTGTTGCGGCTACGTTTTCAATCCACGGCATATATACTCCTTATGCTGTCATCCAGCGTTGCTCAGATTCGAGTACCAACGATTCGCTTCCGTCGTATTCTTCAATACGAAAAAGTTCTCCCACTGGTACCCATTCTACTACTAAATCTTCTAGGCCACCTACGTAGGCATCAGGATATTTTAATTTTACATAAGCTAGAGCTTTATCTAGTTCTTGTGTTTCTATCCATTGTACTATGCTAGGATCATATACTAGTTCATCAATAAAGTGCCAGGTATACCACCCTGCACCAAATCCAGGCGACACTAATACAGCTACTTGACCATCTCGTATTAATTTTTGCATAGTGAACCTTTCTTTATTTGGCGGAGCGGACGGGACTCGAACCCGCGACCCTCGGCGTGACAGGCCGATATTCTAACCAACTGAACTACCGCTCCAGTGAATAACTATTATACTATTTTGGCAATTGATTGTCAAATGGAACACAGGGAGGGATTTGAACCCCCGGTTTTACGGATTTGCAATCCGGTGCATTGGGCCACTCTGCCACCTGTGCGTTGTTTGGTGCCTTTGACAAGAATTGAACTTGTAATAATCGCTTATCAAGCGACCGTTATACCATTTAACTACAAAGGCGTTGAATGTATTCTTTTGTTATTTGCTCTTTAAGTAGAACAAATACCTTTACATTATTTTGTGTTATTACTTTATTAATTTTTTCTTCATCTAATTTTGCTTTCCAGCTATTCTTTGGATCAAGATATATATTGTAATCTGTTAAATAAAAATCAGCAAAATAGTTTCTACCATCGTATTTTAACGCTTTCGGTCTAACCCAATTAATCCCAAGTTCTGTTAAAATTTTAAAACACTCTAATTCGTATGTGCTCTGTAATATAGAGTCTTTACCAAACGAATCAACTACTTTAAATTTTTTACTGCGACCTGCTTTTTCTTGGTAACCGCCTAGTCCTCTTTCTTTAGCAAGTTTTGATAGATACTGTTTTGTTTCTTCTGTATGTGGAGTTCCTGTTAATCCAACCCGAGAACATCGTGGATCTCCTCTAACTCCTTTATTCCACGCTGTATGCCCAATGGTGTGAGAAACATATTTTCTATTTAAATTAGATGGACATAGACGTTCGTGATTACGATGACTATTTTTACTTTTACATTCTTTACTACAAAATTTACAGGTAAGCATAAGTTATTCTCCTATACTTATTTAGCACGGCTCAAGACTCTGCTCTACCTAATATAAATGGTCGGAGTACAAGGATTCGAACCTTGGACCCCCTGCTCCCAAAGCAGGTGCGCTACCAGGCTGCGCTACACTCCGACGGAAAGCCGGTTACGTTTTTCATTTCGTCTAAGTTTCCCTAGTACAATTTTTCCGGCATAGTGGGAAGGACGCCGCCCCACTATCGTTTACACAATCAATCAGGCGTCATAGCTTGGTGGAAATAAGTAGATTCGAACTACTGACCTGCGCCGTATGAAGGCGATGCACTACCGCTGTGCTATATTTCCGATTAATTTACTTGGTTAATAACTCTATCGCTTGTTGCACTAAATCCAATTGGATATGTAGTCGGTGCGATATTTCTATGGCATCTAAGTTTCTACTTAGAAGTTCTTTGACTTGCGCTAGCAATGGTGACATACATATATAACGCCTAGTGCTGTCAAAAAGTTTACAATGTTTGGCGGAAACGGTGAGATTCGAACTCACGGTGCCTTTCGACACGACAGTTTTCAAGACTGTTGCAATAAACCGGACTCTGCCACATTTCCTAAATTTTGGGGTAACTGATGGGATTCGAACCCACGACAACCGGAATCACAATCCGGGATTCTACCACTGAACTACAGTTACCATTGGTCTGCCCTGCAGGAATCGAACCCACATTAAAAGGGTAGAAGCCTTCTGTATTATCCATTATACTAAGGGCAGACATTAATAAATAGATCATATGAACAATCAATCACTTGCGTTCACGTACAAGTATTACAACATACCCAACCACCCAGTGGAAGGCAGATTCCAAATACGTTTTTCTCCAATCCGACGTGCATTGATGCCGTGGAAGGATGAGGTTGCCAATACTGTACAGGCCATATACCATTCTGCAGACAGTCCACTGTTTGTGGCCTTGAGCGGTGGTATTGACAGCGAAATTGTTGCAAGAAGTCTGTTAGAAAATTCCATACCGTTTTCAGCAATAACAATCGAGTACACCAACGGGCTCAATGCTCACGACATTCAATATGCTCGAGATTTTTGTAAAAAACATTCAATCGAGCATCATACTGTCACCGTTGATCCAAATTATTTGTACACTACCAAAATGGAACAGTACATTGATCAAGGATACTGTGCTAGAAATTTATACAGATACCTGCAACTGTTTATATTAGAGACTGTTGAAAATCTAAATGGTACTGCTGTCTTGGGCGCCGAAACTCAGGCCTACTACTTGCTGGATGGTCAACTGCACATAAGATATTCCACCGAAATACTAAACACCATCCGGTGGTGCAAAACAAACAATGTTGATCACTGTGTGAATTTTTTCTTGCACAATCCCGAATTGTATGCTGCGTATATGCAAATGCCCGACGTACAGCAAGTGTTAAATAATCCACTGGCTTGCAAAAATACTGTTGAACTGGATCGCACCCGTAACGTGCCAAGCGGAGCCAGTCCTGAAAAAGAATTGGTGTATCGATTGGTGTGGCCCGATCTAACAGAACGGCCCAAGTACAACGGATTTGAAGAAATCATTCAAATCCGTATCCACGCACAAGATCAACTGCGAGCACGTTTTCCTGAAGTGGGCTTTGTTTATATACCAGTTAACAAAATTAAAACTCAACTGGGTATCTGATTGGAGCGGGACAGGAGAATCGAACTCCTAACCGAAGATTGGAAATCTGCTGTTTTACCATTAAACTAGTCCCGCACAAACACATCTTCTACTACGTTACGCATAATGAGTTGTTTAAACTCGGCTGGATCTGCTGCTTTTGGCGCACAAAATCCACAGCGACAATACTCTTTCTTACATTTGATAATGGGCATACCTGAGGCCAATTGTGTTTTCAATGTTGCAATGATCTTTCCATCATCAACGTATCCTAGTGGCTCAACACGACCAGTGGTACTCATACGGCAATCTTTGTTGGTAAAAACTGCACGATCTACCTGTCGCAGGAACAAAAAGAACCAGTTCACGCTACACGACCAACCTTCAAATCCTTGACGCTGCACAAAGGAGACATTGCTCTTTAGGTCACCATTTACACTCAAACGCCGTCCGCCACAACAGGCGCGACCTTCGTCAATGGCCTGTACTGTGTCTTTGGTTTCAGTTATGGGAATCATCCAAAATGTTTTTAATTCGTTAAACTGTTGGCCGGTGTAAGTCCATTCCTCACCGCGGTTGTCCAAGGGCTTGACCACGTGACGTATGTTGTGATACTTGCAAAAATCTATTATAGACTTGCTGTCATCAAAGTATACAGGTTCGTTGTGCATCATAACAATGCATTTGAATCTACGATTGTGTTCCTTGAGATACAAAATATTGTCCAAAAATTGTTGTTTTTGTTTGGGCAAATTCTCTGCGTGGTAGCTTACTGTAAACTCATCCACCAACGGAACTATTTCAGCCCAACGTCTGGGACCAACAATGGCATTGGTAGTACAGGTCACTGTCAGGTGCCAGCGATCCTGATATGGTTCGTAGCGACTGTGACACTCACGCAGGATCTCTACTATGTCAGGATGAAATACACTTTCACCACCGTAAACATTTAACACAACTTTGCGCTGACTAGGTCGTTTGTGTTGCATATATTGATCCACATACCTGTACATAAAATCAATTGATGCTAGGCATTCTTCCAAAGGAGGATGCTGAGTTGTGTTGTCGTGTCCCCCATCTAGACCACTTGGGCAATATGAGCAATCCAAATTACATAATTTGGTCAATTCCCAATCTAGTAAAAAGGCCGGTACATTGGCAGGATCTAATGCAAATGCTATTGAGTTAACTGTCATAATTCGCTTGTCAAATATTCTACTATCTCTTTTACTGTTTGTATCTTGGTAATATGTTTGACACCAGCACCAGCATAGATATGCCCCACTGTGCCGTCACCCTGTATACCTGTGGTTAACGAACGTTCTCTGTTCCAATCACCTTCGGCAATTTTGTCGTTTACCACCGTATCTAAGTCGCCCAAGATCAAAGCATTTTGTTTTGTGTCAGGCAATTGTGTTGTGCCGTTTGCCGAGATCATTGATTGTTTGGCAGCTGTGCTTAGATTACTTTCTTGGCTGGCTGCAAATAGTGTACCTACCCCAACCGCAGTTGCACCCGATTCCACATAGTCTCGAACTTGCTTGGCTGTGCCTACTCCGCCGTACGGTATCAAAATTGCCGACGGAGTTAACTTTTTCTGTGCCTGGAACAACTCCCAGGTTGTGTAAGTATCTCCACTGGATCCAGCCGAATCACTGCCCTTAAGGCAGTAAGCAAAATTAAATTTGCTGTATTCGGGATTACGTCTACGATACATAACCTGCATCGGGCTTATATATTTGAGCATACCATTCATCACTGTGGCATAGTTGTTGCCTAACCGGAGCTTGATGCGTTCCCAATCGTTTAGTGTATCTCTGGGATTGTTGATGGCATATACTTCCAAGTGACTGACTTGATGTTCCTTGAGTATACGCATTAGTGTTCGATCAAAGAAATGTTCAACACCGATTGAAAATACCAAATCGCTGGCACCAGCCGCGTGTCTAAATTCTTTAAGCAACGCATTGACCTGATCGTAATTTTTTTCTGCCACTTCAAATTGCACAAACTCACTGACTACCAAGCTGGGCACAATGCCTGCTTCCCAACAGGCCAAGGCCAATGGCAAGTCTGACACTTGATTCATTGCCGCTTCTACAATGGGGTATCTTGAATTAAAGTATGTTTTCATATGTTTGGCGGGACTCCAGGGAATCGAACCCCGATCTGCGGTTTTGGAGACCGATGTAATGCCATTATACCAGAGACCCAGATACTGGTAGGACGTGACGGGTTCGAACCGCCGACATTCACGGTGTAAGCGTGACGCTCTACCAGCTGAGCTAACGTCCTAATTAAAACTTTGCGTTCAGTGCTTGAACCTGTGGTAGCCCTGACTCTTCCTGGCTCCTCTCCACGTCGTCCGGATTCCTAGTGGAGTTTAGAGTTGTTCCAGTGTAGCTACTACGCAAATCTTGGAGCGGGAGACGAGGTTCGAACTCGCGACATCTACCTTGGCAAGGTAGTGCTCTACCAGCTGAGCTACTCCCGCTTTGAAACTTGGCGCTCCCGACCGGATTCGAACCGGTGTACTTGCCGTGAAAGGGCAATGTCCTAGGCCTCTAGACGACGGGAGCCTAAATCTTTTAATACACGATCTGGCGATATATCGCTGTAGATTTTTATACGAGTATCGGCAGTGATTTTTTGTTTAAACGGTTGTTCGCAATAGTACTCTACTATAGGACTATTTAATACAGCCGCAAACTGCCAATAATCTTTTAAAAAATCATTTTTTCCTTTTTTACCAAGCACCAGTTTGAATGAATCCAAATCATCGGGTATTTGATAAAACTTTATTTTGTTTGAAAACTTGCTCATCAAAATGTCAAACAAAATAAAATCGCCAAATGACACACAGTACACATCATCGATTCCTTCAGCACGGTAGTTGTCGTACAAGTCGGCTATGCGTTTAACGTGTTCTATTGTGGGTTCGCTTTGTGGGCGGTTGATACCAAAAATGAGAATTCGTTTTGCAGATAGAGAATCAGATTCTAAAAAGTTGCCTTTCATAGAATCTGATTATACTTTAAAACTATTTAAAAGTCAATTAACTTTTACGGATGCTGTCTACCAAACCTGGTAAAAATACGGAATCATACTTGGCATACAATGGTTCTGTCAATGCTTCGAACTTGGCCATTTCTTCTGCTGATAATTCTTTGTATGTTACACCAGTTTCAGCTGGATCTGCTTTGGCCAGCTTGTCGCTGTCTTCAACGGACCACTTGCGCTCTAAACGTGCAGCATTGATAGCAGCTTGGCTTAGTTTGGCTTGTAGATCTTCGCTTAAACTGCTCCACCATTTCTCGCTAACGATAATGCTGGTCAAGAACAAGCTGTGTTTTGTATCTGTAACATAACGCTTGTTGGTCTTGTTTACAGTGGCCAACAAACGTGGAACTGTTGTGTCAACTGCATCGTGCTGGTCGCCTTCTGCGTGAACAGCTGCCCAGTAGTCTTCAATAGCGTGTGGATCAGGTTGACCGCCAATGGCTTCGATTGTGTCGATACCGATTGGGTTTGTGCCTGTATAAAAACTTAGATTTTTAAAGTCTGCCAAAGATTTGATTTCTTCGTCACTGGCAACAATACGGAAACCACCTGAGTATGTAAAAGCTAAACCACGTGCTGGTGATTTTTCTTTTAGCTCGCTCAACATAGCTTGGCCGATTTCGCCTTCTAGAACTCTAGTAGCGTGGTCGTGATCTTTAAATAGGAATGGTAGTTCCAAAGCCATAAAAGCTGGAACGTTCCACTTCCATAATTGGCTAATATGCAACTGGCTCATTTCAATTTTGCCTTGGTCCATATAAACCATTGGATTTTCTCTTGTGCCATTGTTGTGCTTTTCAGCATATTCTGTAGCAGTAAGAATTTCGATGTCAATTGCACCGTTTGTGCTGTTGCGTACTTCTTCAGCAAAAGCTTCAGCTGTACGCAAAAATAGATGTACTGGCTCGTGAGCAATTAACCACTTAATTTTGTTTGTTTGTTGCATTTAGGAATCTCCTGGATTGTAAGTATTTATACACTTGATAAGTATATTTATTACTAATCCGCTATTTGGGCTTAATTAGTACCGTCGTTGACGTTTAGTACTGTTTCACTGATAACTTTACCATTCAACAACAACTGTACTGTAAAATTGTCGCTGTCGTCGTATGGACCAACAGTATTAAACGAGTTGATTGTTAAATTTGCTGTTAGAAACGCAATTAAATCTTGTTCTGTCATATCTGCTCCTGTACAACTATTTAGCTTGGTGGAGAATACTGGGATCGAACCAGTCGTGTCAAAGACGGCGGATTTACAGTCCACTGCATCACCATTGATGCTTCTTCTCCAAATTTATGTGTTCTCTGTTGCCAAAGAATATAGCAAAGCCTACTAGTTTGTCAAATGGACGACTATGAGTCTTTTCAATTGACCTGCGCTTTCCAGGCGCGACTATTCGTCTAATAGACTTTGCTATATACTTATTTTACTCCCGACGTTGTCGCCATCAGTTTGATCCAAGTACCCGCCCCTTTATGGCTTTTTTAGAGTGGTCCAACGGAGCTCGTTTCCTACGTCCACTTTACTGCTTATTTTTTAGAACGGGCCTTTTCTAACAGTCGGGCCTGTTCAACCAACGCCTGCACTTGTGCCTGCGCTCTTGCTACCTTTGCTTCCATCAAAGCAACCTTCTGCTCTGGAGAAAGAAAGAACTTGTTTTCTTTTTCTAGTTTTTTATGTTCTAACATTACCTTCTCCTTTAAAAACAAAAAACCCTGGGTGTTTAGTCCAGGGTCTTAATTAAAATATATGGTTAGATTGATATCTTAATTAAGACCCCCAGGTTCACGATCACTATTAATCATTGTAAACACTGACCAATAGGCTAGCCCGCCTAGGTTTGGCTGTGGTGCGGATAGATGTTTACAAGTTCTAAGTGTCATAATGTTATCAATTATAC